GGTCTTCGATGACTTCGGCACTGGAGTCGCAGGCGCTCCTCCCGCCAACGCGAAGATCGAGACACTGACCGATGCGTTCACGTCGTCGGTGGACAAGGTAACGAAGTGGGGCAACTCGACGGCCGACGCCGTTTGGGACTCGGGTAGCGGCGGCCAGGTTAAGTTGCCCTGCGTCTCGACCTACTCGGCGCTGGTCACGGCCGCGCCGTTCTACGATTTGACGGGCTCGTACATGATGGCGAAGTGTACGCCGCCCGCGTCCGGGACAAGCAGCCGCGAGTACACAATGGAGCTACGAAGCTCCACGACTGGCACCGCGGATCGGTTCATCTTCTACTGGCAGCAGGGGAATCTCTACATCCGCCGGTATCTTGCAGGAGCGGTCAGCGGTGAGAAGATCGTCTTCCTCGATACCGTCAATATGGCTTGGTGGCGGATCCGCGAGTCGGGCGGCACAGTCTACTTCGATACGTCGCCTGACGCCTCGACGTGGACTAACCAACTCACGACCGCGCCCGGGTTCGACATTACGAGCGTGTACGCCGTCTTCTCTTGCGGTTACTATGGGACTGAGGCGGCGGCGAACGGTTTTGTTGATTCAGTTAATGTACCGCCGCCCGCCACCCAGATTAGTGCGTCGGATACTAACGGGACGACCTACGAGGTCACTCAGCTTGGAGTTCTACCGTTCCCGGTCGCCGGGATCGTAGACAACTTCAACCGGGCGAACCAGCAGCCGCCAGGATCTAACTGGCTCGGCTCGACGCGGGCGAACGGGTGGCAAGTCGTAAGCAACCAGCTGCAGAATCCGGCGAGCGCATGGGACGGGATGTACTGGAACGCGCCGACGCTCGTAGATATGGAAGCCTACGCGACGTTGGTAGCGGTCGGCGGCGGGCAGTTGCAGCTACACGTCCGCCGTGATCCGGTAGCCGATACCGGATACTACGTCTCGCTGGTCAGCAACACCCTCACAATTTGGCGACGGGTCTCGGGAGCGGATGTCTCGCTCGACCCGTCCGATTCTTCGCAGACTTGGGGTGCTGGAGACGCGCTCGGGATCCGCGTCCGGGGTAGCACCATCACCGTCTATCGGAAACCGGCGGGCGGCTCCTGGACGCCTATCATGTCGCGCGCCGATGCGCTCGTTACAGCGGCGGGAGTGTCGTCGCTCTTTACGAACGATGCTGGCTGGATCCTAGACGACTTCGCTAGCGGCGCGACCGTTGCCGCTACTACCGTCTCTGGTAGCGATACCGGAGCGGGATCTGATCCAGCGCCGACCGTGCAATCGCTCGTATCTTCAAGCGACAGCGGAACGATAAGCGAGAGCACTTCACTCGTTATCCGTCAAAGCGTTTCGTCTTCAGATGCCGGTAGCGCTGCCGAGGTATCGGGTTCGCCGCGGTCGTTCGTATCTAATACTGATAGCGGCGTCGGCGTTGATGTCGGATCCTATCAGCAGGGCGGGACGATTGTTGATAGCGGAACCGGATCCGAAAGCGGATCGATTCATGTCGATCATCTCGTTCAGGATCCGATTGTCCGGACGTACGCGAGTCTGCCTCTGACATTCGCCACTTACGCGGACATCCCGGCCAACGTCGATATCTATGCGCATCTTCCGTACGCGCCCGTCTACCCGCAGGCGCTTGAGAATGCGGACGTTCGGGTATTCGTCACCTCGGCGGACGCGAATGGGACGGTAGTTGAGTCTGCGTCGATTTACTCGACCTCTGTTGACGTCGGCACGGCCGTCGAGACTGCGACCGTCGTCGCCAAGATCACAGCGCCGGTCGATGCGGGAACAGCCTCTGACGAGTCGGCCGCGCCGGTCTTCAAAGTCACCGTTACGGATACGGGTACGGGCGTAGATGCCGTAGTGATCCGTACGGCGGCGCTGGATGGCTTCGACAACAACGGCACAGTTACCGAGGCCGCGACTCCAAGGGTCTTTGTTCCGGATGTAGACGCGGGCGTACTTGCTAACGAGATCGCTCTCCTCCAGGCCCGCTACACGCAGACGGACGCGAGCGGGCCGACAACCGAGATTGCGGTCGCTGAGTTCGTCAAGCTCAACGTTACGGATGTCAACGGTACGACTACGGAGGCCGTCTCCCTACGTCTGTACGCCTTCGATACGGGTACAAGCGTAGAGAGCCAATCCCTGGTCGCCAAGATCACTGACACCGATGCGGGCATCGCTGGCGAAAACGCCTTCCCGCCCGGTGGCGTACTCCCGGCGTTCGATGTCGGCGTCTGGACGGATGTCGCCGTTCCGACCGTACAGCAGGCGACCGCGGACGTCAACGGGGCCGTTACCGAGACGCCGGTACTCAAGTCCCAGGCGCTCGACACTGACGCGGGCTCGGCGGTCGATACTAGCGCCGTCGTCGTCAAGATAACGGCGACCGATTCCGGAATTGGAAGCGAGGCGACGGATCAACGGCGCTTGCTTGTCCCGGTTACGGACGCGAACGGAGCTACGACAGAGACCCAGGCGGCGCAGTACAAGCAGGAGGGATACGACTCCAACGGGCCGACGACCGAGTTCACGGCGATCTCGCGGGCCATCTTTGTCCTGGCTGACTCGGGAGTGGCGACCGAAGTTGCGTCAGTCTCGATCATCCTTCAGACGATTGTAACGACTGACTCCGGCACAGCGCTCGATGCTGCGGGCATTACGCAGTACAAGAACGATGTAGACTCGAACGGGCTGACAAACGAGTACGCCTACTCGTCGATTACAATTGAAGCGTCGATGACCGTCAATCCGGTTATCGAGACGATCTGGTCTATCGCGCTTTCGGGATTCGTTGACAACGTTTCCGGCGTCGAGGTCTATGCAGTTGCGAAGGTTCAGGTCAGCGTTACGGAAGCGATGGCCGCTAGTGAGACGGCGACCGTCTACGTCCACGCTTTCCCAGCGACGAGCGACGGCGGAACTGCGACTGACCTTGGAGTTCTCCACGCTCAGCCGGTCGTTGCCGACGTTAACAAGCCGACGCTCGAATTCGCGCAGGGGCCGATTGGTGTCCTACCGGCGTTCGACGTAGCGCACGGACTCGACTCCGCGACGATGCGCGCGAGGGTCGCCAGCGCGGACGTCAACGGGCCGACCGGCGAGTCTGCGATTGGGGGCGCGTACGTTCTCGCGGACGGCTCCGGGACAATCTCCGAGACTCAGAGTGTCCACGTCCGCGTCACATCTTCCGACTACAACCTGCCTACGGTCGAGACCAGCAAGACATATGAGCACGCCTTCAAGGTTGCTGACGAGGATGGGTATGGATCCGAGCATGCGGTAGTCAAGGCCAAGCCGCCCGCGGTTGTCGAGGCCGGAACTGGATCGGAGTTCGTTCTACTTCGGGTGTACCTCCTGGGCGCGGACACTGGTCGAGCGACCGAATTCTTCGCTCTAAAGGTAAAAACTTTTGCCTCGGATTCCGGCCTCGGGGTCGACAAATCCAGCACCCTTGTACGCTTGACGGTCGCGGACAGCGGTATTTCCTTCGATTACGAGCGAAGTTTGGGAGTCAGAAGTAGCGACACGGCGACCGGATTTGACTACGCCGACCTCCGCGCGCTACTCAGGGTGTTCGATTATGGAACCTCACTCGAAAGTGAGCATCGAGATCCGCCGCTCGTCCTCTTTACTGATCAGCCCGGAGGCGATATCCTCTCCCCAGCGATGGGGTACATCGACAACGCCTCGGCAGTCGGGACGGCTAGCAGGCCGTTCATCGCCAAGGGCACGTTCCGATTCCCGACCCGAGGGAGGATCGTCAGATGACCGTCGTGTCCTTTGCTGACTACACGCCTGTGCCGAGGTTCGACAATGTGCCTTGGACGACCGTCTTGATCGAAGAGAGTGACGCCGAGGCAGGCGTGTACAATCTCATCGATACCCAGCCGCTGAGTCCAATTGATGCAGATCCGTCCGATCCGATGGTGCGCGAGTTCACGACCGACCAGGCGACTCTCGATCACGGTTGGTACAAGATCTCGTTCGCTGACGCGAGCAACAACATCATCGAGATGGTGCCGACGTACAACGGCATCCCCATCGAGTGGATCCCGACGCTGCCCGACGTAGCCGGGGTCAACTTGATCCGAACCCGAGACAACAATGGGAAGTTGCAGAACACGTTCAACGATGCGACGATCCCGGACGCTGATCAAGCGCGCTCTTGCATCGACAAAGCGGTGAACAACGTTCGGCCGCTCATCGGGACGGACATCCCGGAAGATCTGATCCAGGAGGCGCAGGATGTCGTAGCGATCCGCGCGATGATGTATATCGAACTCTCCTTCTTCGGTAACGAGGTCGCGCAGAACCGCTCCATCTATCCGCAGCTCAAGGTCTTGTTCGACGAGAAGGTCAAGAGCCTGGCGGCGGCTATTCAAGCCGAGGAGGCGGGCGAGAGTCCGCTGGACGCTCTGGCGGGGGCGGGCGGGTTGCCGGAGTACGCCTATCCACCTTCCGACTGGATCTATTCGAGGCCGCTATGAGTGAAGTAATTGAAGGATTCGGCGTCAAGGTCTACGGCATCGAGGAGACTCGCGCGATGCTCAACCGGGGTATCGCGGCAATCGATCACTTCGAGCCCGCGCTCGACCGTGTAGCTTCAGACATCATGGACGTCATGGACAAAAACTTTGAGGCCCAGGGGCGGCGCGGAGGCGGGAGCTGGCAGCAACTGAGTTCGAGGTGGCTCGAATGGAAGATGGAGAACGGGTTTGACGCTCGTATCCTCCACATGACTCACGCGCTCCGAAGATCAATGACGATCTACCAGGACGAGAATCAGGAGATTCACATTGACGACGATTCGGTCGAGGTGAGATCGACGCTGCCCTACGCCGCCGCTCATCAGTTCGGGACGAATCGCATCCCGGCCCGCCCGTACATGGAGTTTGTCGATGGGGACGCTAGGCGCTTCGCAGCTACCTGCGAGCGATACCTGATCGGCGCGATGGCGGGGTTTAGAGTCTAATGGGCATCGCACAGTACGATTCAATCAACTCGATCTTCGGGCCGATCTTCGACGGCAGCCTGTTGACGCGCTCCGTACTCGCTACGCTGCGCGCCTGGTTCCCAGTCTACATCAAGGAGATCGAGATTCAGCGCGGATGGACGCCGGGGCAGATCCCGTCGCCGCGCACCTACGTTGAGCGGTGGAAGTTCGACTCCTATCCTGATGAGCAGGTTCCGATAGTCGTCGCCGTTTGCCCCGGGATGGCATCCCCTCCAACTGCGGCTGGAGACGGGATCCTGGGCGGATGGTGGGCATTAGGGATCGGCGTTATCGCCGCTGCGAACACCGAAGATAACTCTGAGCGCCTCGCCAAGGTCTATGGCGCGGCGGCTCGGGCGATCATCGAGCAGAAGTCGTACTTAGACGACGCTTGGGAGTACAGCGGGACTCAGGTCGTGGACGAGTCGTACACCGACATCCCCGACATCGAGCAATCTCGAACGATGAGGGCAGCACAAATCATCTGCCAGGTCAGGGTTGAGAACATCATGACGAAAGGAGCGGGGCCGTACAACCTGGATCCGCCGGATCCCGACACGCAGCCTGGCGACGATTGGCCCGAGGTATTGGCGGTCTTCATCGACATCAACGTCATTCCACTCACCGACCCCATGCCGAGGGAGGATTAATGCCCGCAGCTACAAAGCAGCCGAACAAGAAGCCCGGCACTCAGTACCGTTACATCGGGTATCACGCGACGACGCTAGAAAGCGGCGCGCCGCTCGCCCCGGGCGACTATGTGACTCTCGCCGAAGCGGACATGATCGGGGCCAATCGAACGCTCCTCGACGATGGCAAGCTCATCGACGCCAACAACATCGTCCTAACGCAAGAAGAGGAGGAGGCTAGCGCATGAGCACGGTTCTCATTCGGCCGGGCGTCAATGTTACGCTGCGGCCCACGCCGCCGTCGCGTAGCGCCCCGACTGATACTGGCGTATGGCTCGTCACCGGCCTGACCGACGCGGGGCCGTTGGATCCGACGCTGGTTCAGAGTGTCTCTGACTTCACGCGGATCTTCGGGCCGCGCGTAACGTACTCCATCCTCTACGATGCGCTCGACACCTACTTCCGCGAGGGCGGGGCCAACGCCTACGTCAGCCGCGTGGTCGGCCCTGCGGCCGCCACGGCGCAGGCTAACTTGCTCGACTCGGGCGGGGCGGTCTCTCTGGTCGTCACGGCGCTCGGCCCCGGAGCGAGCGGGAACAACATCAAGGTCGGCGTTCGCGCCGGTAGCTCGGGTGGGTCGTACGTCCTGTTCGTTCAAGACTCGACTAACACCGAGGTCGAGACGAGCCCGGATCTGACGACGCAAGGCGCGGCCGTCATCTGGGCGCAGAACTCGTACTACGTCCGGGTGAGTGTCGGCCCGTCCGCGCTCATCCCGGCGGTAGCGGGAGCGACCGCTCTGACGGGCGGTAACGACGACCGCAACAACATCACCGACACCCAGTGGGCTGACGCTCTCGCTCGGATTGCGCCGGATCTGGGGCCGGGACAGGTCAGCGCTCCGGGTCGGACGACCGATGTCGGGCATCAGCAGCTAGTCGATCACGCCGGAGCGAACAAGCGAGTCGCCATCCTCGACGCTCCGGACACCGCCACGATCACGACGCTCCTGGCGAGCGCGCAGGGCGCGCGTACGGGATACCAGAGATTCGCCGCTATGTTCTGGCCCTGGCTCGTCGTTCCGGGTATTGTCCTCGGCTCGCTCCGCGTCGTGCCGCCGTCTCCGTTCATTGCCGGTCTTCTCGCGCGCAACGATTCGTCCGGGCTCGGAGCGGATCAAGCGGCTGCGGGCGACGACGGTGTTTCGCTCTTCATCGCGGATCTGACGCAGAACCCCGTGACGGATAGCCAGCGTGGGTCGCTCAACAGCGGCGGCATCGACGTGATCCGGTTCCTGTACGGGACGCACCGGAACTACGGTTGGCGCTCGCTCGCCAACCCGAACGCCGAGCCGCAGTGGATCAACTTCGGCAACGCCCGCCTCTACATGAGCATCGCGGCGAACGCGCTGAACATCGCCGAAGGGTTCATGTTCTCGAAGATCGACGGGCAAGGTCATACAATCAGCGCGTTCAACGGAGCGCTGTCGGGGCTCCTGCAGACCTACTACAACAACGGCGACCTGTACGGCGCGTCGGCCACGGACGCCTTCTTCGTGGACACTGGCCCGCAGGTCAACACTCCTACGACCATCGCCAACCACGAACTCCACGCCGTTCTGAACGTCCGGATGTCCGAGTTCGCAGAGATGGTCCAAATCGAGATCTACAAGAAGCCGATCACGGAGGCATAGGTAGATGGCGACGAACCAGATCAGAGGAACGAGGCAGGACACCTGGCAGGTAACTCTCCAGGTGGAGCATCCCCACAATCCCGGTAGCATGATCAACTACGGGATCTGGGATACGAAATCGGGCGGCGAACTCGACTCGGAGGAGCACCTGTACCATCCGGGCGGGATGATGCCACCGTACTCGCTCGGCGGCATGATCACGCCGGGGCAGATCACCATCTCGCGGAACTACCGACTCGGCCGCGACCACGACAACATCCAGCAGCTGATCGACGCGGTCGGGATCTCGCGCGTCTCGATTCACCAGCAGCCGATGGATCGCTACAAGAACCACTATGGACGGCCCATCGTCTGGACGGGCACTCTCAAGACGATCACGCTTCCGGAGCACAACTCCGAGAGTACGGCCGATCCGGCGATGGTGGAACTCGTCTGCTCCATCGACAGCGCGCCGACGAGCACGTAGCGGTAGGAGGGAGGGAGCATGGAGATCGAAGAGCAAGTCCCGATGATTCACGAGATCGCCGACGACGAGCAACAGAAGCAGCCGTCGCTCGCAGAACAGCTGCGTGCCCGTCGAGCGGAGATTGCGGAGACCAAAGATGTTCTCATCCCCTTGATCGGCTACGAGGAGATGGGCGTCACGGTGAAGCACCGACTGATGGAACGGTCGGAGATCGAGGCCATTGGTCGAAAGGTGATTCAGGAGACTCGGGATCGTACCGAACGGAACATGCGCATCCTGCTCGATACGATCCTGAACTCCACGATGGGGTTCTATCACCAAGCCAACGGAGCCCCGATCTCTCCGGTCATCAACGACCTGGAGGACAATCGCCAAGTTCTCAATTGGGACGAGTTCGCTCGCTACCTGGGCTGGAAGCCGGGTGGGGAGGGAGACGCGCGCTCGGCTCTGTACTTCGTCTTCGCCGGTAACGAGTTCACCATCGGCCAGTACGGCATTCTCCTCAACCGCTGGATGAGCAACACCGGGCTCAATGTAGACGAGGAGCTACTGGGGGAAGGTCTGTAGAGGTTCCCGATGAGATCAAAGCAGCAGCTCAGATCGCTCTCTCCGGACAGAATCCGATGGAGTACCTCGACACCACCGACTCGGAGAAGCGTTCGCTAATGGCTGGTATCGCTAACGAGTACCAGAAGATCCTGCTGCAGCTCAACGAGGATCTCGCCATCAAAGTGATTAACAAGCTCGCAGAGGCTACCAAGTAATGGCGTACAATCCCGGCGCAACCGCTACGATCCGCGTCCAGATGACAGGGCTGCGGTCGGTGCAGTCGGGGATCACCGGCCTCTCGAACCGCATCGGCAAGCTCAAGGCTCAAACGTCGGCTTGGGCGGGAGAGACCGAGAAGGCTACACAGCGCGGGTTCCTGTTCAACCAAATGCTCTTCACGATGCACCGCTACGCCTACAACACCACCCTCGGTCTAACTGCGATGGGTGGGGCGGCCATCGTAATGGGTCTCAAGTTCAACGCGGCGATGGAGATGAACACCGTCGCGTTCACGCAGTTCTTGGGATCCACGAAGCTCGCCAACAAAGAGCTTGACTACCTCTACGATCTGGCCAAGACGACGCCGTTCGAGTTCGCCAACGTCACGGACGCGGCCCGCCGCTTCCTCGCGTTCGGGTTCACGCTCCGGGATACGAACAAATACCTGCGGACGATTGGTGATACGGTAGCGGCGTTCGGTGGCGGCAACGAGCAGATCGAACGTATGGTGACAGTCTTCGGTCAGGCTCACGCGAGCGGGCGTATCCTCGGGCAAGATATGCTGCAGCTAGAGCAGCAGGGCGTTCCGGTTCTCGACATCCTGTACAAGCAGCTGAACAAGATGGGCTACGCGGTCTCGCGTAAGCAGCTGGCTAAGGTCGGAGAGCTAGGGCTGCCGTCGGACATCGGTATTCCGGCTCTGATGCGCGGGATGAACGAGATGTTTGGCGGGATGTCCGCCAAGCAGGCTCAGACGGCGCTGGGTCAGCTATCGACTCTTCACGACGCCATTACGCAGGTGATGGGAGGTTTGACGCTGACGACCTTCAAAAAGGCGTCGAGAGGACTCCTGCCTTCCATCAACAAGATGTTCGGAGAGATGGGAGATCTCGCCCGGAAGCAGGGCAACCGGATCTCTCTTGGACAGGTACTTGGGATCGCGCAGAAGGACTACCCGTGGCTGAGACCCTTCCTCGATCTCATCCGGCTGTTGACTGATGCGATCAGGCCGCTCTGGAATCTCATCAAAAACGGCCTCCTTCCGATCTTGGTTCTCATGGGGCAGGTTGTTTCGAGGACGGTCATCCCGCCTCTCAGGCTGGCTCTCAGATTCCTCGGATGGCTGACGCAGTCGTCCATCATAGCCATTCCGATTATATGGGGACTCGTCGGAGCCTGGATCGCGGAGAAGACCATCTTGAAGGCGGTCGCCTTCTGGAAGGCTGCCAATGCCGCGGTGACGAAACTACTCGCGTATTGGGAAAACATCCTTCTGCGCTGGTGGTATCTAAACGAGGCAATCGGTCGCGCGTACAACTACATGCTCAAGGGCCAGTTCATAGCGAAGATGCGCCTTGTCACCGCGACCGTTCTCTCGGCCATCGCTATGTGGTTGGAGAGGCACGAGATCCGAAACACCACCACTGCGATGAAGGCTCTCGGAAGAGCGACCCTCGCGGCGGCGAGGGCGACTCGCGTTCTTCTCGCTTCTATTTGGGCGTTGATCTTGGAGAACCCGATTGGCGCTATCGTCACGGCGATCCTCCTCGTCATCTTCTCGCTCGTGATCCTCTACTTCAAATGGAAGTGGTTCCATAACCTCGTCAACCGAACGGCGAACTACATCTGGCATCACTGGCTCCTCTTCTTGGCGATCATCAACCTTATCCTTCCGGGACTCGGGCTCATCATCGCGGCAATCGTGATCATCACCAAGAAGTGGGGGCTGGTTACGGCCGCGGTCAATTACGTTTGGAATCTACTCAAGAAAGCCTATAGATGGATCATGGATCACTGGGTGATGGCGCTGGCAGTGTCTCTCGTCACTCCGTTCGCTCCGGTAGCCGTAGCCATCGCGGGCATCATCTTCTGGATTAAGGGAATGATCGAAATGTTCAAGGAAGCGGTTAAATGGGCGAAGAAGCTTTGGAGTTGGGTTGACAGAGCCGCAGGCCCACTCAAATGGATGTGGAGGAAGTCCGCGGGCTTCAGGGGCGGCGTTGTAGACGCCGTCAGTGCGGTGGATCGCCTCGTTACCCCGACCGCTCTGCAACCGACGACCAGCGGAGCCGTCGGCACTGGCACCCAGGATCAAATCGGCGGGAGCGTTAAACGAGGAGAGAGGGCCGGGAAGGGTGCACACTTCACCTCTACTACGAACATCCTACTCGACGGCAAGAAGGTTGCGGAAGCTACGTCTAGGCATCGGCAGGACAAGGCCGCGCGTAGATGAGTCCTCCCAACAAATACTTCTACGTCTTCACCGCCGACACAGGCAGCGTCGTGCGAGTCCTGCGCGGCCCGGATCCGCCTAAGATGACCGGCGGAATGGGCGGCTGGCAGATTATCAATCGACCGCGCCGTTCGGGTATCACGCAGTGGACGGGTTACGAGCCCTACCAGATGGAAGTGTCGGTGATGTTCGACGGCTGGCACGCGCAGGAGAGTGTCGAGGACGACATCCGTCGCCTCAATATGATGCAGACGGGATCGGACTACCAGCCGCCTCCGACCATCAAGATAGACGGCGCGTTGCCGGTCGCAGGAGCGATTTGGGTCATTTCGACTATCGACTGGGGCGACATCGTCTATTGGAAGCAATCTCCTACGGGCGAGTTCAATCGGTACCGACAAGACGCCGTTGTTCATCTTCTTCAGTACGTCGCGGAGGAGCGTCTCGTCTTGCGCAACGTCGGACTCCCGCACCAGTACACGGTCTTCCGCAAAGGGATGAGTCTGCGTGACGTAGCCAAGGAGATGTACGGCAGTCCGAAGCGCTGGAAGGAGATCCAGAAGGCTAACTCGAAGATCCGCGACCCGAACAACATTCCTACTAAGACAACTCTGAGGATTCCATGAGCGCGATTCCGCGAGCTACTCCCCCGCAGTCGGGCGGTGGCGGCACCAAGATGATGCCGCCGCGCGTTACTGCGTTGACGGCCGTCCAGAAGCTCGAATTGTCGAAGCTCGACACGAAGAAAGTTCAGCGCGAGCTAATGGGGGACGATCTCGACCTCGACAAGCTCAACGTCTACCTGAAGTCGAAGATCCTTTTCGACGCCACCTCGCAGGTGATCGACATTAATGTCGAGCGGACTATCGACGGAGCGAGTACGCTCGACTTGATCATCAACGACTACGACCGCAGTCTCCTCCGCTCGGGCGCGCTCAACGCGCGACTGGACATCGAGGTGGACGGGCTGTGGTTCCGGCTCGTCAAAGTATCTCGTACGGCAGGCGAAGACACCATCACTCTCGGATTCGAGCAGCGCGAGATCGCCGTCTTGCGAACGTATCCGACGCCCGATCAACCGAACGAGGGCGTCAAGTTCGCCTCCCGCGACAATACGACGCGCGCCGAGTTCATTCTTAACCTGATCCGTGAGGTGAAAGAATTCAAGATCCCGGTTATCATGCCGCACCTTCACCAGGTGCAGCAGATCGAGAAGCATGTCGATACCGGAATCGACTGGTCGAAGGGCGGCAACCTCGCTAACACTGGCAGCGGGCTTGCGCCGGACGCAACGAGCTACACGACCGAGGCGAAGGGGAAGTTCAAGAACGCGAAGGCTCTGACGGTCAAGGATGCTCCGATGACGAAGGAGCAACGGAACAACGCGAACATCATTCTCTCGGTCGGGAAGCAGATGCACGTTCGCCGCAAGCTCCTCGTCGCTGCGATTGCGACGGCGACCATCGAGTCCGAATTGAAGAACAACCCTGGCGGTCTAGGAACGAGCGTCGGCCTGTTCCAGCAGATCGATGAGGGCTGGGGCAGCTACGAGGATCGTCACGACCCGGCTACGGCGAGCCGGTCGTTCTTCAATCATGCGATTAAGTACGACAATGAGCATCCGACCGTTTCTGTCGGGGAACTTTGCCAAGGAGTGCAGGGCAGTGGCTACGGTTCGCGGTATCAGCCGCGCGCCGAAGAGGCGAGTCGTACCGTGACTGCGTTCGGACTCCCTCCGGGCAAGAACGATGGATCGACCGAGGGAATTGCAGCAACTGCCAACCACATGGAGTGGAATCCTGGCGGCGATAATGCCTACTACTACTACCGAGG